CTCCATTAGGAGGCATTAGTTGTATCATTAGATACAACTAGAAAATCAGTGGGAAACATAGAGAAGCGCATGTTTCGCCTATCCACTGACATCATCGCATAACGCGGCATCTCTCTCTTAGAGAGGAATGTCTGAATCAAGAACTCAGACAATCACCAACACATGACTCCACTTTGGGAGCTATGGATGGGATCTTCGGGATATCAAACCCGGAAACCACATCAGACAATTTCAAAATCTGTTTCCAACCATATTTTGGAATTGCGATGAGGACTTCTACGTCACCTAACGCACGAAGCTGCATCCTTTGAATATCACTGGGAAAACTCAGAGATTCAATAAAGGGAATAGACTTCACTCGTTGGGCTAACGAGGCAAATATTAACCTTGAAGACGGAAAATCAGACACCTCGAAGTTGATATTCAACTTCGGAACCTTGACGGAGAACATAGCCTCCGGCAAGTTGGAAATAGCACAATCAATGCAATTTGACCCTACCCTTCCGGGAGGGCTTCGCTCTTCCAGTTTCAACTCCACTGGATTGATTGTATTGGGCTGTTCCGCCTTCACGTTTACAGTTTCGCCGGGGTTTAATTCTACCCCGGGCCTCTCCGCAATATTTAACGGAGGCATACTCGGATGACGTTCTGTCATCGGAGGTTGAGACTCGAACTCCTTTGGAGTCATCACGTCTGCTGACACGAGAGTCAAAGTGAGGAACAAGATCGGAATAAACATCGTTACGAATACAAACCTTAGAACTTTCTAAATTGACAGTTCTACGAATGAATTTCATCCTGTTCGCCACTAAGCTGGGCAAGCTTAGCAGAGCAGACTCCAGAAACAGACACTTCTTAGTTCCTTTGAAACGTCTGTATTCCGCCAATTCAGCGGTTCTTCGACATATGTCGGCATCATTAAAAACCCACAATATATCACAAAGACTTTGGTAATAATCATCTAAGACTGTGACTTGGAGATTTTTAGGTCCGAGTTTTTGAAGAAGCTTTAGAGGATTGGGAACTGCTAAGACTTCTTCTGAACCATCATCGCACTCAACAACCAATAAAAATTTTGAACAAATAAAAGGTTGGTTGTGAGGAAACTTAGTTTCAAAGTTGAAAAGAGACACGCACAAATCTTCTTTTTCACGCGGTAAAGGTTCCCGAGATCCAATGAGACTATCATCGCCACTTGCGGCAACGAACAATATGTTCGGATTCGATAAATCATACACATAACTGAGAACACTCAAAGTAACAAGAGTATTTCCCAGATAAGTACATGCATCACCAGTTCTTCGTTGATAATCAACGGAAAACCCGATTCCACAATCACGATCTCTAATGTGACTTCTTTCATGGGAGTTGAACCATGTAGTCACAAAATGCTCTGGCATACCAAGAGCTAAAAACAATCTAAATTGCACATCGTGATGTAATCGACCTTGAGATTTGTCGAATTTTGAGAAATCGATTTCCTTAAATTCCTTCGAGTGTTTCAACAACTCGGGATTCATTTGGAATATCTGGTGGTATTTTCCAGTTGGCACGACAAATTTCGACTTTAACACATAGAGTAACCTCACCATTGCACACAAAAAATATGGAGATGTCATCATGACAACACCCTTTTTGTGATATGTAATTGTGGCAGGGATCGGCCGTTCTATGTGGAGGTTATCCTCTTCCACTGGCTTCAAGGTGGTCTTTATCATGTGCATATACTTGTCTAAAGCCACCAATGGCACCGGACCCTTGTATTCACTTAAGGGCGGATTCTTGTTTTCCAAATACTGGTTGAAGTAATGCAACTCTTCACCAGATATCGGGTTCAGTTTTGACAAACGAGTCTTATCAACGACATGTGTTATGAATCTATTAACACATCGGTTTAAAACATCATCGTGGTCAAAACTGCTCTGAAGTTCAGGAACATTCATGTTCCTCTTCTTAATTGCCAACAAAGCTTCTCGCTGAGTTGGAACCCTGTGGGACAAACCCCCAACATTCATGTTTGGTACCAATCGAGTGTCAGTTCCTTTTGTCCAGTCGTTAAACGTGGACAAATCTAAGTCACAACTCGTGACTTCCAGGTCTATGTCATGGGTTTCAACCCATTCCTGGAAGAATCTATCATCAACAGAATGATGGTGGGGAAAAATTTCATCGACCGCATCTTGAATCACAGAAGGGTCAGGTTTAACCTGACTCACCTTCGGTGTCCATTTCGACACCTTGGAACTTCCAGAGGCATACGAAATGAAACCACAAGCGCGAACGTCGGCATCACAGGATACTTCTGGAGCTCTAGAAGGCTCCGCATCAATCCAAACATCGTCGACGACTTTACCATCATCGTCAAACGGAATTTCTTCGACCGGTTCATCAATGAAAACAGCTTTCGTAGGTATTTCTTGAATTTCTTCAAGATGCTCTACGAAAGAAGTATCTGATTCACTACCCCAAGAAACACCTTCGGGGACGTGTGAGATGTTCGACACAAAGTCGCTCAACTCATCTCGGTCGGAACAGGATTGGGATTCATCACCAAACACATGTAATGAAGTGTAATCCACATCAAGATCATCATATGGAAGATAAAAGGGGTCAATCTCCACAAATGGAGTGTCCTTTTCCACATATTCATCATCTTCTGTGCCTAACACCAACAACATTGTTGTGTGAATGGTGGCAAAATCGGCAAACCTGGCTGTATGTTCTATTATAAACTTCATAAGGAAAAGTTTTACCCAATCAACATAATCAGCCGGTTCAATACCAAATGACGTGCCAATGTCAATTTGTCTGCTCAAGTGATACACTATGAGGTTCTTTAAAACGGAATCCATATTTCAGGAGGTTCTGATTCGGA